AAAGTATATACATGTCCGTGTGTGACGGACAATTCCCCAAAAATGTACGCGAGTGACGGACACAGCTCGTCAGTTCTGTCCGCGGTAGATAAACACAAACCACCCAGTCTGTCCGCGGCGAACGCACACGAAACATATGTTCGAAATGGCTTCGCTCCCTCCGGTCGCTTCGCCCATGAGTTAGTAGCATTTAACTTAGACGGGAACAAAGTTAGTCCCAACTAACTCGCTCGCGAAAAAAAGAGGACAGCCGAAGCTACCCTCTCACAGAAAATCACTTTTCAATTTCTTTTCTCAGTTCTATATCATAACTAAGAAGTTCTGCTAAAAACACTCACAAACAGTCTGTCCAACTCTTCATTAGTTTTTACATATGTCATAGCGTCAATAGTTTCTATCAATTTATCTTTTGCGTTGTAAACTTTCAAGTTCATATCTTTTTAACCTCTCATTCTCTAAAAATTCATTCCAATTTCCAACAGATGCCAGAATATACATATACTCAGCCGATAAACCGATTTCATATGTTGATTCTCGTAGCACAACATTTGAACGAATTTCAATTCTATGTTCTGGTGAATCATCCGTATAGTAAGTTCCATAATCACAGTCATTGTAGACTGATTCCAACTTACCCGTATCACGGAATATGAAGCCAACATTGAAGTTCTCGATTTTTCCCATTTCTCTCGCTCCTGATTTCTTCGGTACTCCCGCAATTGTAATTTTAAATTGTCCATCTTCATCAACATACGCATACTTTTTCGCTCCTAACGTCTTAAATTGTTTATATGTTTCTTCATATTCATATACACCTAAGTAGTGTGTAACGCCTTTCTTATCATCGGCATATCCCTTATTTGAAATACTGAGTTCTTTAAGTTCTTGATTATATTCTTCTATTTTCTGAACAATTCTTTCATAATCATCACGAACAAGGAACTTGACAGAATCAGTGTCGCAATATACAAAATTATCTCCAACAATGTTTATCATCTCTTTCAGCTTTAATCTCGCCCATGCAGTCACCCAACAGCCCCACGCATATAAAAGGAATGCTTTCTTGTTGTATTTTTCAAGTTTTTCTTCTATGTCAGCGATTTCTTCAAGTTTAAAAGCTTGTTCTGGTTCATCCATGTAAATTACATCCGGCTTTACAGGGTTTTGGGCGCACATTCCATACAGTGAGTTGATTAATTCCTTACTTCTCATGTAGTTCAGTTCTTGCCCCTCAACATTCTTGAGTGATGTTTTCTTATGAAACAAGTCAATGACCAGATTTCTAAATGCCTGTGGTAAATACCCATATTTTGCAATATATACTTGACTTATCTCAACTTTACCAACATACTCACTCTTGACTATCTTCCAATCAATATCGTTGAACACGTACACAGCTTTTTTAGCACTCAGTACTCGACCATTGTCTACTACTTGACCACTTATATCAATTGCCTTGTCAAGACTGAGGTACGGCGCACCGTAGTATATATCCCTCTGTTCTAGATTCGTGATAGTAAATACGGCAATGAAGCAACAATCTCTGATTTTGCACTTTCTCTCAAGTTCCTCTATATCAGTTATCATTCTCGGTGTGAATACACTCATGGGGAATCTATAATTAAGCATAACATCGGGATAACTGCTTGCTCTATCAAAACTTGCCACGTTTTCAAGTATCTGATTAACATGATACCTATTAGCGTGCGTATCACCACCACGAAACTCAAGTCTTAGCAGTCTATACACATCTGTATTGCACATCATGGCATGAAGCTGTTTATAGTTATATGTTTTCATTGCATTCCTAGCAAGCCGTCTTACATATCCAGTAGAAGTAAGTGGTATAGAATATAGTGTGTCATGTTCCATATCCATTCTAATTTTCATAGCTTCGAGCAGACCAACAACATCATTACATCCATATGCTAATTCGTATTCTGCCATTGCAGTCCACGGGTAACGCTTCTTAGAATAGTCATATTCAACCCCACTGAGCTTTTTATGAGCAACCCCCATGTCTTTAGTGAATGCGTCAAGACTTTTGTTTGTTTGTATATACGAACATCGGAACTGCACCCCCTCAATATCCGCTCTCACAACTTTTCTTGACTTGAGAGCAAATATCTTGTTTTTCATAAAAGGTAGCCAATGTCGCATAAACTGAAATTCGTAACTCAAGTTATGCACCCATATCATCACAGTGATACCATCATGGTAGAAGCTGTTTAACAACTCTATAAATTCTTCCCATGTTCTGCCGAAGCAGTACCATATATTCTCTGATTCTAAGTCCATTACAGCAAATTGCCAGATATACATGATACTCTGTTCAATTTCATCCAGATAAGTAGTTTCAATGTCAAAAGCGCACATACAGTTGCGAAACAATGTCTTATCAACTTTTTTTCGTCTGTTGTAGTTTCTGGCAATCGGAATATTTTTGATAATACTAGAAAGATACTCTTTTTGGACTTCTTTTACGAAATTCTGACTCAAATTCTCTATACCTCTCAATTATCTGTGCTGGTTTTTCGTCTGAGTGTTCCAGAAATATGTCTACAGCCTTGTCACTGTCGTAGATTATATCTTGTGAATGCTCACGAACTTGTTCCATGAACTCATAGAATTTTGATGCCTGTCGGTAGTTTTTAAAGTAATCAGTGCCGAATGTTTCATTCAACATTTCAATAGTTTTTTTTCTCATACGTTTTCTCTCAGCTATCACAAATGTCTTATTCTTCAATGCCGCTTCTGCTTCACGAATAGCCATTTCTAAGTTACGTTTTGTCTTAATCTTAGAAACGCTAGGAATTCTTGGTTCTATATATGCCTTGGCTTTTTCAACATCTTTGACATATGCGCTTTTCGATACTTTCTCAATTTGTCCTATCAGCTTTTTTCTCAACTCCCTATACCTAACTTCAAGCTGTATTCTACTTGCAGATTTCTTTGCCATATTTTCCACACTCCTTATTTAAGAGGGAGAGTATAACATTCTCCCTCAAAACGATCATTAATGTATTACTTCTAGAAGTCCCTAACTTCTCTGACAGGGAATCAAGGTTGTTTAATATTTGTTCGTCGAAGTTGATACTCACAGTTTTCATTTCTTTCTCCTTTCATCCAAACCGAACACTATCATTCCTACCATACAGCCTACAACAAAACCTAGCATTAAAAGACTCATTTTATAATCACCTTAAAATCAATATTTGTAATATCATCCTCCCATATACTAGCTGATAACATACCCTCATTATCCTTGATGTAAATGGTGTAGCCCGTGTTATCCTTTTTAAATTCCAGACTGCTGTAGTCAACGTAGAAACGAAGATAATTAACTCTTAATGCTAATGTGTGATAATCCTTAGTGTTTTCAAGTTCCTCTAATTTTTTTCTTATTTCCTGTTTACTCATTTTTAATCTCCTTATTATTTAGCTAGTTTCCTGTTACAAGTATATAATACCACGCTTATTGTTGAATGTCAACAACCAATTCGAAAAAATTGCTGACAAACCAAAAATATTATGCTATTATAATAATGTACTCAAGAAGTACACAGAAATGACACTATAATAAGAAAAGGAGTGAAACAAAATGGTTAGAACTATTACAACCACAGTAATGAATCTGCACTACAGAGAGCAGGATTCGGACGAGATCAAAGTAGCTACGCGTGAATTTATCGGAACTGCGTGGACTCAGACAAAAATGTATAATGATATGAAAAAAGATGATCTTGTCCCGGCAGGTGCGACTGTGGAAAATATTACTACTGATACAAAATTCTGCACATACCACCTCACAGACGAAAACTTCGTCAAGGCGGCGATCAAGGAACTTGAAGACAGCAGAGTACCATCAGAACCGACAGAAGAAGCAGACATGAAATCTGTAGTGGATTAGCATTGCAGTGTAGCTTTTCGATCACTATTTAATCACTAAAACGTTTCACGTGAAACATTAAAAAAGGAGAAATAACATGGACATTTTAAGAACAAATATTATGGACAACGAGTGGACTATGGATCTATCATACGATATGTTTGAATCCCCGGATAGAATGCGCGGAGCAGATCTTAAAGGACATCAGGTGCATATTGACAAGTATTGTCTCTATGTTGAAGAAGATGCGCATGGAAATCCAGTTAAAATCCTCACAGTATCAACAACTGAGGGACAGGTATTTGCAACTACATCTGCGGCATTTGTTCGCACATTCGACAGAATTATGGAACTTGCAAAACGTTGCAACGTTGCAGATGTATGTATCGAAATCGTTGCAGAACGTAGCAAGAACAACCGGGAGTACATCACTGCAAAATATGTCAAAGAATAAATTCAAGAGCCTGTACACAACGCAAGGTTATCTGGATGTTGAGGGGATAGTCCAAAAAGGCTATCCCTTCAACTTTATCTGGGGGGGACGCGGTACGGGTAAGACATATGGTGGTCTGAAATATGTCGTGGAGCACAACAAGACTTTCATGTATTCCAGAACAAAACAAACTCAGCTTGATAAGATTAAGAATGTAGAGTTATCCCCATTCAAACCGTTAAATGCAGATAATGATTGGAATATACAGCCATTCCCTGTAGATGATATTGCAGGATTTTATCACACAGAACTTAATGAGAAAGACCGACTTGTGCCAGTTGGTTCACCTGTTGGTTATGCGTCAGCTATCACCACACTAGCGAATTTACGTGGATTTTCCGCTGAGGATGTGTCTGTATGGATATGGGACGAATTCATACCGCAGAAAGGTGACCGTGTTCCGAAAGGAATTGCAACGTCTTTTCTTCACGGCTATGAAACCATGAACCGAAACAGGGAGTTGAAAGGACTACCGCCGCTACAGGTGCTATGCTTCTCGAACTCAGACAATGTGGGCTGTGAACTGTTCGCCAGTCTAGGACTTATCCGCAAAGTCGCGGATATGTCACGGAAAAGACAGGAAACAGCTTTCCTCAAGTCAAGGGGCATCGCTCTGTATAACTTATGTAATAGTCCTATCTCACAGGCGAAAAAAGAAACAGCACTCTATAAGATGGTAGGCGAACACAGCGGCTTTTCTCAAATGGCTTTAGGAAACGAATTCTATGATACTGACTATTCAGATGTAAGATCGCAAAACCTATCGGAATATCTTCCGTTAGTATTTTTCGAAGAAATCGCAATCTATGAACACAAATCATCAGATATGCTCTATGTGTGCAAACATAAGCAGGGTACACCAATTCGAGCATTTACCGGAATTAACGAGAAGAACATTAAAGCTTTTAAACGGTACTATTCATGGATATGGAATGTAAATTATCTCGAAGACAAAATCTTTTTCGAGGACATAGAATCTAAATTTCTACTTGACAGCTATTTTCATATGTAGTACAATGTTCGTATAGGGAAAACAAAAGTCCGTGGCACAAGGACATACAGCGGAACTGTAGTGCGAGGATTCGTCCAATCCATGATACGGACTTTCCCTATATTTCACAGTTCCAAAAAGAAAGTGGGTGATTAAAATGGACATTAATTCATTAAGTACAATTTTTGCAAATTTGGGCGTGCCTGTGGCATGTCTCACTGTGACATTCTATCTGTGGTATCAGGAGATGCAGTCGCACAAAGAAGAAGTGAGTAAGTTACAGGATGCGCTCAACAACAACACGCTTGTCTTACAGAAACTTCTTGACAGACTGGGAGAGGGTGATTCACATTGAACATATCAGCAGAAATCATTGCAAAAACATCTGAAAGCGTAAAGGGATATATGCTTCATCCGCACACGGATATATACGGCGAATTAAAAGTTGATACCAAAAACCTTGACTTAATGTTACGCGATGCACCGACTTTTGACAGCAATGTGATCGCTTCTATGCCAAAAGGCAGTACATTTTTTGGATATGGATTTACCGATTCCACCCTTAAATGGGTACTCGGACAGTATACCATGCCGAACGGAAAAATGATTGCAGGATTCGCCCACATTGACTATCTAATCAGAAAGGAGAATAAAAGACATGACAATGGATGATATTATCGCACTCGCGGGTGCGGGATTTACGAAAAATGACATTATTTCATTAATTAACACCACGCCAGCACCAGCACCAGCACCAGCACCAGCACCAGCACCAGCACCAGCACCAGCACCAGCACCAGCACCAGTGGTACAGCCAAACATGGGAATGCCGCCAGTACCAGTAGGAGCTATGGCGCAGCAGGTAGTCACACCACCTGAGTTATTACAGGATCAGCTTACAAGTCCGTCAACAGCAGGACAGGCCCAGAGTCAGTTAGTTGATTATGCTTTTCAGCAGGGGGGTTACAGTGGGATGCCGACTCAGAGCGTGACGGGTAGACAGTTATCAAACAATGACCAGTTGACAAGTTCTATTAATGCTCTGACAAGAGCTGTACAGGCGAATGGGATTTCACAGAATTTAATGAGTGAGAGTCATGTACCGACTGTCGATGAAATGACAGCCGCTATTATTAATCCACCTAGTGTAATGAGAAAGGGGTGATATAATGGGTTCTGAGAGTTCAATTAATAATTCGAAACCGAGTGTCTCAAATTTCAGTTCATCTGCTATTTTGAATGAAATTGTTAAACAGGCAACAGGAATCAACAATATTGCAAATATTAGTTCGTCATTTATTTCTGTGGCGAATATTGCACTGGGGATTTCTGCCGATTCTCTATTAGGGGCTATATCTCAGGTGATTTCCAGAACTGTCTTTTCTATTCGTCCTTACAGTCGCAAGTTTGCAGGACTTTTTGTTGATGATATGAAATGGGGCAACCATGTTCGTAAAATCAACATCGGAGATAAAGACTGGGAAACTAACGTTTCCTACGACCTTGTAGATGGACAAAGCATTGACGCTGATATTGTCAGCAAGCCGGACATTTTACAGACAAACTTTTATGGTCAGTGCGTGTACAGCAAGCACTATACTATATTCCGTGACCAGTTAAATATTGCGTTACAGAGTGAAGATGAATTTCAGAGATTTTACACTATGTTGACACAGAACATGATGGACATGATTGAACAGTGTCACGAAAACACCTCACGTGCGACTATTGCTAATCTTATTAATGGAAAAGTTAAGGGCGATGCTAATAACGTTATTCACTTAGTCACAGAATATAACGATGTGACAGGACTCGCACTTGACAGTGACACAGTGAAAAAACCAGAAAATTTTGTACCATTTTACAAATGGGCATTCTCAAGAATCAAGACAATATCCGGTCTTATGACAGAAAGAAGCCTGCAATATCACATAAATATTACAGGACACAATATCATGCGTCATACACCTGTACAGAATCAGAGATTATATTTGTACGCGCCAGAAATGAACAATGTAGAAAGTTCCGTATTTTCCAGTGTGTTCAACGAACAGTATTTAAAAATGATGGATTATGAGGGTGTTAATTTTTGGCAAAGTATTAAAACTCCTATGGGAATTAAAACTACTCCTAGTTATTTATTATCGACCGGTTATGTTACAAGTGAAAGTGAAGAAGTAGCAACGTCAAACATCTTCGGAATCCTCATGGACGAAGAAACGGCAGGAATCACTACATACGGTGAGAGAACAGCAACCACGCCATATAACGCCCGTGGTGAGTATACAAACGTGTGGTTTCACTTTAATGATCGTTATTGGAATGATTTCACTGAGAACGCTGTTGTGTTTTTACTTGACTAAGTTTTCTCCTATGGGGCGGGTGTTATGCCCGCTCTTTTAATTAATGTTTCACGTAAAACATATGAGGTGATATTATGAGTTTCAACGTTGAGTTTTTCCGGGTGGCAAAAAGAAAAAATTCCACTTTTGTACCAGAAACTAAAGACGTTACAAGAACAGAAATGTGTACTATTAAAGAGGGAACGGGTGTGCTAAATCCTGTTATTACTATCGCAAATTCTTCCGCATCTTTTAATCCGTCAGGATGGAACTATTGTCATATTAGTACATTTTCACGATATTACTGGATTAGTGACTGGAAAAATGAGGATAATTTGTGGACTGCCCAGTTGAAAGTTGATGTTCTCGCGTCATATAAAGATACCATTAAAGACTATAACTACTATGTGGTAAGGTCTTCTACTTCTTTTGATGGTGGCATTGCTGACGCTCTTTATCCGAAAAAGCCACAGGTCAACAGGCAAACTGTGACTGGCAATCCGTTATGGCAGATTGAACAGGGATTTGACGTTGCGGGTTCTTATGTAGTAGGTGTTGTAAATAAACAGGGACTTTGCAATTATTATGCTATGAATCCGGCAAATTTTAAAAATTTTGCCAATGCAATATTCGGCAATATTAAGTGGATGATAGGGGACGGAATTTCGGGAGTGTCTGACAATCTGGTACAAATAGCTGTTAATCCCGCTCAGTACATTACGTCAGTGACATGGTTTCCATTCACGCTCGGCGGAACGCAAATGTCTGGTATTTCTATTGGTTGGTGGGATGTCACGGGACTGACATTATATAAGCTAGATGATGACTTATGGAAAACAAAAGAAACTTCTGTCACTCCTACATCACATCCACAGTTAGAACGCGGCAATTATCTTAATTGTCAGCCATATAGATATATCAGAGTATATATTCCACCTTTCGGCTGTCTCACTGTTGACAGTGGAAAAATAAGAGATGGTGAAAGTATCAAAATAAGTGCAGACGTAGACCCACGTACAGGTCATGCATTATGTCGCGTATCAGTTGATAATACTGGTGGTGGAAATGAGTTACTCGGAATCATGTACTCCAATATTGGCGTTTCTATTTCAACCAGCGATATCAAAACCAATTTCTCAAACGTAATATCAGGTGCAAGCAACGCATTAGGTTCACTATCTAGACTTGATATTGGTGGCTTTGCAAAAGGAGTTGCGAACAGTGCTATGGCTGTAGGTTCGGCAGAAGTCTCTACAAAAGGCGGTCAGGGGTCAACTATCGGTTTGACTTCCTATGTGTATTGCTATATTGACTGTATGTTATTAGTTGATGAGGACAGAGCGGATAATGGTAGACCGTATTGTAAAAATAATAAATTCTCAGCACTCGGAAATGGTTATTATGAAGTTGAGAATGGTAGTACCCCTCTGTCTGGAGCATATCAAAATGAAATTGATGAGGTTAAAAATTTTTTGGAAAGCGGGGTGTATTATGCGTAGTTATTACAATGAGGGCAGAGGAACGGCTCTTATCTTCTATCTGTTAGGAAAACAGCAAGGCGGGGGCACAGTACCACCAATTACACCGGCAGGTGAATGGAAAACCATTGTTACCGACACAACCTCGGGTTATCTTTCGCAGTCAGACATGGAAAGTAATGCCACTATTATTTGGGACTATTTCTATCAGAAACTCGGATGGAATGTTAACAGTGTTGCGGCATTACTCGGAAACATGCAAGGCGAAAGTACTTTGAATCCGGGTCTTATTGAGGTTGGTGGTGGTACTACATCGTCAGGAGCAGGACATGGACTTGTACAGTGGACACCCGCTTCTGATCTTTACAAAGTGCTTGACGTTTTATATGGTGGTCACGAAGACTGGTATGACGGGAATAAACAGCTAGGTGTTATCTACGCAGAGTATCAGGAAAGTGTAGGTGAAGCACACAGAGGTATCGAACCTCAGTGGTATAAGACTACAAAATATCCATGTGATTTCAGACAGTGGGCGTTTAATCAGCTTAACTACGACCTGGAAAAATTAACCTATGCTTTTGCGGCAAATTACTTGCGTCCAGCTGTAGTAGAACAACCACAAAGAGTCACATATACGCGTCAGTGGCTTAATTATTTTTTAAAGGGGTGAGAAAATGATTAATTATTTGAATAATTGTGGTGTGCCTGTTAATTATGACATGATTAATTTATACACCTCTAGTTATTCACCGTCTACATTGCATTGCAAAAACACTCAGTTATATTCATATTTTCTGAGGTATCTGCTTCAAAAATGTATGTCTGTGTTCACATGGGAGTTGCCAGAAGAATGGGATAAGAATTACTTCTTATACACGTTATACTGTTGGGGTTTTTTATGCGTGTTTTACACCGACAAGTATGGTGTGATTCCGCAGGCATGTGGTATACAGGGTTATAATATCTTTTATCAACCGACTCAAGTTAATATTGCTAATCCATTATTAGTAGGTATTAACACAAGGACTATCAACAAGGATTGCGTAATTATAAGATTACAACCAGACTGGCGTGGTGTAATGGACATATGTTCTTACTACGCAGACAATATGGCATTAACTGCTGAAACTTGTGAAATTAACATCGCTAACAGTAAGTTAGCATATATGTTTGGCGTTGATGGAAAAGTACAAGCGGAGTCCTTGAAAAAAACGTTTGATCAAATTATGGCAGGAAATACCGCGGTATATTATGGAAATAATCTCAGACGAAGAGATTCTATGGGAAATACTACTGAACCATGGTCAACGTTCGCGAATAAATTGCGGGATAATTTCATAGCACCAGATTTACAGGACACTCTAAGGAGATGGGAAGAAATGTTCTGTAATGACGTTGGAATTCCTAACGTACGGTCGGACAAGAAAGAACGGCTGATAACTGCTGAAGCTGAGAGTAATAATTTCGAGACACAGAGTAAGTGTGATTTGTGGCTTGAAGAATTACAGAAAAGCTGTAATAGAATTAATAATATGTTTGGTGATCGACTTAGCAGTAGAGTGTGGGTTGATTGGAGAAAGAGTGAAAAAAATGTGTAAAAATAACTATTGCTATTGTAGTGTATGCAGATTTGACAAAATAAAGTGGGTGAGTGTATGAGTTCTTATATTTCAATTATAGGTCTTCTAAACTGGGACGAGACTATAATCGACAGCACATTTCTTGATGTATTTATCTCATTGTTCGAGACTGAGATAATTGCTATGAATATGCTGAAACGCTTAGAAGATTTAATTGTGTATGAGTGTGGTGAGTTAGAGGTTACTTTACCTAATCCGACATTTTTCAAAAGAATCGTAAAAAGTTGGGCTGATAACCAGACAGAAGTGTGGAAAGCGTACTATTCCGCACAAAAAGCTGTAGACGTTGACTCAAGTAATATATTGTTAGGTGGCACACAGGAAGTGTTGACAGGAAAAGACGGAGCTTCAAGTACTAGAGCATTAGAGCGTGGTGGTAATACTTCAATACAGCATACCGGTAATAACGTTGTTGACACCTCAGTATTTGGATTCAATGAGAGTGCCGCAAAACCAAAAGATAATACCGTGTCAACAGATGATTTTACAGATACTAATAATGTTAATCTGTCTGATAATGAAACATTCAAAAATGATGTGACTAGAAATCAGACAAAAACATTTACGGATTATGGAAAATTTTTTGACATGGCTAGTAAATTTGACACACTGTCAAGAATGAATGTAATAAATAAAATTGTATATGATTTTAGAGATAGATTCTGTCTTAGTGTTTATTAACAGGAGGTATAAATATGGTATTCTGGAATAAATTTCCTTTTACAAATTTTCACGAAATGAATCTGGACTGGTTAATTGCTACCATGAAAGAATTAACGGACGGTTTTAATGTTCTTGACAATAGTGTTAAACAGCAGTTAAAAGACTTCAACACCACAATGACTAACACGCTCACTTCTCAGAATACGAAGATTAACGACTTTGTTAATAATTATGAAGCGAAAGTTAATGATATTCCGAATCAGGTGTTGAAAGACGTTAGAATTGTTATGCGTGACTATGAAAGTGGTGGTGTTTTTCAAGAAATTATTGAAGACACATATGGAGCAGTCAGTTATCTTAATGATATGCAGGATAAGAATATCGTTATTTTAGGTGATAGTCTTACAGATGATAGCAGGAGTGTGTCGTGGGTTAACGAATTTAAAAATATTACTACGGGAACTGGAATCACTGTATTGAGTTATGCTAAAAGTGGCGAAAAAATGCAACAGCAGGCTGACAGATTTAATACATGTGCTGTTAAGCCCGATATCCTGTGGATATGGTGTGGAATTAATGATGTACGTGATCAGACAAGTCTTTCCGCGTTAAATTCTGCATTAAATCAGATACGCACCAAAATACAAACTCTTAATCCATCTTGTCAAGTGTATTTAATGAGCACGTATAAAAATAAACGTGGTATGAGTTCAGACTGGATTATTCCTCAAACTGCATATTGGCGATATATGTCGCAATATGCCATTATCAATGGGTGGACTTTTATAGACGGTTTTTCCAGTGCACCAGTTATCACACCGGAAACATCTAAAATGAAAAGCAGTTTCTATTCCGAAACAAACGGTCAATATTTACATTATACGGCGGCATACTCAAAAATTCTTGCAAGATGGATTCTAAATTGTATGATTAATCAATCTCCTGTCCCCCTCGGAGATTATAAAGAACTTGTTCCCGCGGCTAACTTTTCAGCAAAAATCAATGCAACCTCTAAGTTTGTACCTAACAGTGGTGGTACATTCTGTGAATTCGGAACACATATGGTTCATGTAAGATTAGTGGGTGCTTTCACGCCAGGCTCTAATAGTCCGCAATACACTAAAATTTGTACGTTGCCAGAATTTTGTAGACCAAAACAGACTTTAGGACATGAACTTGCTTTTCGTGGTGGTGGTATTGGTTCTGATGGTGGTCAGTATGTAGTTCCTGTTTATCTTGATGCTGATGGTAGTGTTTATTTTTATAACAGGTCATTGACATTAGAAAGTTTCACTTCGGCCACATTGTCATGTGATATTTATATTCACGACCTTAAAACTGATTGGGAGATAACAGCTTCCTAAACGTTAGGGTGACTTCGGTTGCCCTCTCTTTTCGCGAGTGAGTTAGTTGGAACTAACTTTGTTCCCGTCTAAGTTAAATGCTACTAACTCATGGGCGAAGCGACCGGAGGGAGCGAAGCCATTTCGAACATATGTTTCGTGTGCGTTCGCCGCGGACAGACTGGGTGGTTTGTGTTTATCTACCGCGGACAGAACTGACGAGCTGTGTCCGTCACTCGCGTACATTTTTGGGGAATTGTCCGTCACACACGGACATGTATATACTTT